CCCGTAAACTTAAAGATCAATTTAATCTTAGTGAATTTAAAGGTACCCTTGGTAATACAGGGATACATTTAGCTCCTCATCATGAATCGGGTTTCTTTACATTAACCAAATAATGACTATTGATACAAAAGATTTTTATACTGGTAATCCGACCCCGCAAATATATCCTGCGAGCATTACCTATACACCTAATCCGTGTATACGTTTTACTGACAAGACGAACAATCAAAGCGAGCGTATACTATATGCTAATTACTGGCAGGAGCAAATTAGCTTATACGGTCAACAGGTTCAGTATTATGTAAACACATTCAATACATTATCAGCTGATATGCTATATGGTGAGCAACCAACTCAACAATTTGCGCCTCCGTTGCCAATTATTTTTGGTATTAACTTAAACGAAAACGCTCTTATGCTTAGTAAGTATGGCTTACTCTCTGAGGATGAAGTTACAGCATTTGTACCGTATAATAGTTTTTATGCAACGTTTGGTAGTGGTTCAGAGCCAAAATCTGGAGATGTATTTCAACTATCGGAATACGGTAGTGATCGTGTTAATGGTCGTAATGGAAATTTTTATGAGGTCACAGAGCGTCTTGACCAGGATATCGCCCAGATTAATCCTCTCGCCGGTCACTATGTTTGGTTGATTAAAGCTAAGCGATTCGAATGGTCGTTTGAGCCCGGGTTATCAGGTGAAGCTGTTAATCAACAAGTATTCGATGATACGCGAAATTCTGCAGCGTCAGGAGCTCAAAAGCCTTATAGTTATAGTGCTGATATAGAATCAAAATCTGTTTTTGATTACAGTCTTACAGATTATGGATCGGTTTACGGTGGGTACTAAACATCTATTTTACCAATATCAGTTGTGTAATCCGGTATTGCTTCATTGCGTAATCTAGCAATAAAGTTATCTGCAGCTTTACTTGATTCAAAAGAAAGCACAACACGTGATCGATCCGCACCATCAAACGTATAGTTTAAAACATTATTAGTTTGATTAATGTTAATGAGCTTATATAAAACATTAACATTAAAAGAATTTTCTAATGATCTAAATCCACGACGAGGGTCGGGTCTTACACTGAAACTGGTACCGATGATGTAGTGCATAGGAGTTTAGGAGCAGTAATAGCGTTATTAGATTCGATCTCATCGAGATCGGATTTCATAGAGAGAAAGCGCTCTTCAATATATTTTTGAAATGCAAGTGGTTTGATCCAATCGACATCATTTTAATTGAGCGTTTTTTGAGCTGCTCAACGCGCTTACTTACAATCTCTACGCCTTCTAAAAGACACAACCAGCGAGCATACTCGTCGTATGACATATTAAGCTCTGTATTATCTTTTTGTATTATTAATTCGTTTGATAGTGTCGATGACATATCCGAGTATTATGTATGAAATTCGCTGCACGTCAAGAATATTCTTCTCATCATTAAAGTAATTTACGAGCGTATGAATAGCGTCAATATTTTGTATTGCTCCGTTAACGGAGGTGTTGAGAGCCTTAATTAATTCGCTTCTATGCTCGTCTTTAATATTCGAAATCGATATTGTTTTTGTTATCGTGTCGATATAGAGTAGTAATAAGTTCTTGATAATATTCTTATCTGAGGATGTATCTTTCTTATAGAAGATTACCCCTTCTTCTAGAGACTTATAACTCTGAAGGTCTAATTTTTGTCTAAATAAATCTAAAATATCGTCAAAAGAAACCTGACGATTGTTCGCTGATGTAATAAATTTATCGGCGGTACCTTCTTCGGTTAAATTGCTAATGCTTTCAGGAATTTCCATTGTCTGTAATAACTAAGGGAACTGGTGCTGGGAGTGTTACTGTGGCAATAGTCTCGGTAACCAAGGCTGTTTCTGCTGTAACGTAAACACTTACATTTTTTTGGCAATGATCACATTTATAAGAATTGTTTGTATTCAAAACAATAGGTATAAATTCTGTTTTCTTAAGAGAACACGGGCAAGTAACTTCTAGACCTTGTAAGCTAAATTCTCTAATTCTCTCATTTTCGAGTTTTTTGTTCTTTAATTCAACATATGCATTAAGTGCAATGATGAAAGCGTGATAAACGCCGAACTGAATAATAACACCAAGCGGTATTCCAATGAGTAGTGAAACGCCAAAATATTGGAGAAACAAGCCAAATAAAATAGCTGTAATAGTAAGTACAGTTAATTGCAACAAAAGTCTACTGAGCATTATATTATAATAATATAATTATTAATGAAATCAAGTGTCTTCAGCGCTCTTATTTATTACAACAAATATCTGCCTTAACTCCTCTAAGGATTTATTAAGACATCCAACAACGAGTTCTAATTCTTTTTGCGCCTTTTTATCTTTCTGTACAATCGGATTCTTTAATGCGGTTTTAAAGTTTATAATTGCGCTTGTTGTGTTGGTTATTAAATCACCAAGAATTGATACAGTATTTGGAATTGGATAGGGCATTACATTGTTAGCGCGGGCATCATTCGGGCTTTGACTCTTATATCCTTTGTCATTACCAAGAAGATCATTAAATTTCATTTTAATAGCGCCAAACTCACGCGCAGCTTGCCCAGAAACCCATCTATTATACATTGAAACCGTATCTTCAAATAGAACCTTCTTTTTCATGTGAAATTATTTAATCTTCAACATAAATACTATTATGAGTTATTTTAAGTCGAGATTTGATTATATTTTAGAAGCGGATACAGCTCCAGAAGCTGTACCGGCACCAGAAGCTGTTCCCGCTAATGATCAAGAGGCTATGGCTCAACAGTTAGATACAGCTAAGCCTTCAGATTTTGATGTTAAGGCAGCTGAAAGACAGACACGTATTGACCATGTTAAAGTAGATCAAATCAATATACTCAATGATTGGATTAGTCAAATTGACGCTTTTGTTATTTATCTTAACGACACAAACAGTAATTCAATTCAAATTCAACTTCATTCCGCTCCTTGTGATTCAATGTTTGAAAATATTGCAAGAAGTGAAAAGAAGAGGATATCACGTCTTGCAGCTGATCTCGGTACCCTTGCACAAAACTTTAAGGGATATCTTGCTTCCGCCAACGATTAATCTTTAATCTCAGACATTAAAAGCTTTGCTTTTAATCCGGTATAGGAATTACTAATAATAAACTTCGGAGATATTTGATTTATATTTGCAGCTAAGCAAACGTCGTTAATATCTTTACACGATCTGCCTATCTTTTCCGGCCAGATAAAAACTGTTTCATTCATATCAATTAGGCGTTTTGTCTTAGATCTACTAGCTTTATCTTGCCATTGACTGTCAAGAACCCAAATTCGTTTAAATAAGCTAAAGCTATTAATTTGCGATTGTTGTAGTCCGGAAAACATATTGTTACTATTTTCCTGTATACCTGCTACAGCTGTCCCGTTCTTTATAAAGAAAGCATCAATTGGTCCTTCGAAAATAAAAATATAATCGAGCTCGGGATCAATATTGTTAAGGTTGTAGAGTGACTTTTCTCCGTTTATCTTACTAAGGTATTTTGGAAGCTTGCTTCCAGATTGATTTAAAATCGTCCTTGATTGATAAAAAACGATTTCGTCTTTCTCATCGTAGAATGGTATAATTAATCTATCTTTATGTACCCTGTCTGTAAGAGATAGCCAGAGTGATTTAGGCCTATTAACAGCAGTATCTAGCTTCCGTGCCTTAATTACTTCAATAGCCTTTTGTACCACAGTGTTATTTTTATGGTAATTAATTTGATGATCGTCGAATAAATTAATGCAGTCAAGCGGTAGCTTATGTATAATTTTAACCGGATCTGGTTCAGCTTTATCTGTAGAGATATCGGTAGGTAAAATATCATATGTTCGAACTTCTTTTATAATTTCCTCGTACGTCTGATTAGATACTTCTTGAATCCATTTTAATGGCTTACCAAACCACCCACAGTTATGACAACAAATAATGTTATCTTCAACAAGATAATAACACCTACGCTTTTTTAGCCATGATGAACCTTCACGACATATAGGACATCCTGCCTCATATGTATTTGATGACTTTTTATACTTAGGATAGCCTGCGTATTGGTAGTACTTCTGTACAATATATTCTTGAGGAAGTATCACGCCATTAGTATAATGACGTTTTTTAATAAAACAAGATTATTATGCCTTAGCTTGTTTATTAATATCCTTTATAGAAACAATGCCCTTGTGAACAAAGACCCCGGAAGCAGGATCTGTATATATCGCTTCGGTGATTTCCTGATTACCCTTAATATAGGTTCTAAGTGTCGGGCGAATTGGTTCGCCGCTAATTGGAGACTGAATGACTTTTGGTTGGATGATATCCATATAGTTACTTAGTCTTCAGTGTCTTCTAATGCTAGAACTTTAGTTTTGTTCTTATTATACTGCTGCATACATGTTTTAAACACATACGCAGGAAGCTGCTCGACAATGTCGACAATTCCACTCTCGATACCGGAATCAAACTTATCAATAGGTATTTTTCTAATATCCATATTAGGTAATACCAAGAAATTATAATTAGAAGAATCCTTTTCTGCGTAAACTAATAATTCACCTAAGTATCTACCTGCTGTAATAGCGTAGATAAAGGATTGGCGTGGATGCTTTTTCTTTAAAAAGGATTTAATCCTGATCAGGTCCTTCATTCTCTATATGACTGTGAAAGAATTTATTAATGAGAGTAACAAGAGAATCTGCTTCTTGCTGATTATGTGCGGAAATGCATTGAATGGGTTCTCCATCAAACGTATAACCGAGAATAATAAAGGACGTTAGATACTCTTCAACCTGAGTTGAAAGAGTCTTCAGATCTTTCTTAATACCATTTTCACGAGTGGTAATATTTTCTTGCAACGAAGAAATCATTGCCTTGCGGAGTACTTCTTTGTCTTCAGGGTTTAATTTAACCTCCGATTTCTCCGATTTCTTCATTTTTTTCTCCCTGTTGTTCTGACTCTTGTCGTTCATTGTTAGTATTTATCCTCTTGACAAGATATCTTGATTTACCGTGATAGTTAATATTATTTGATACTCCACGAGTAATGAGATAATCAATAATTACTTCAATACTGTCGGTTTTAATACTATAATTCTTGGGTATCTTGCAACCACCGTCATTCAGTTCAAATAAGATTTCACCTAAATCATTTTTATTGGCATAGCATGTAATCATTGCAGATGACTCGCTAGGATTCACCATTACTGTCCATCGGCGTGGATCGCCTTTAGCATATACCGAAAATAAACGAATAACAACAAAGCCGTTATCACGGAGTCGTTTAATAAAATATCCTGGTGTTTTTAGTTTGTTGTTGCTCATAATTTTTTAATTTTGTATTGCTGAAACAATAAACTTTATATTTGTTGCTTCATTATTGGTATCAAGAGTTAAAAGACCGCGTGAAGACGCGATACTAGCT